ATGAGAACAGCTTTGTATGCCCGCTGCAGCATTGTCGATTGTATCACAGACCCAACTCTACTAGGGAATTTCTTCATGATTCCAGAAAATTGTTTATCACCTAAGGCTTTCATCCACAGGTATCTTATGGTTTGGTTTGTAAGTGAAGTCAATTGTTTGTCCTCTAAATATGTCAGCACCATTAGCTGGTAGTTTCCTGTTTTTATTTCGGACCGACAAGCTCCTTGCAGTGACAACCCGGGCTCAACTAGCCGCTCTGCACAAGCAACACTAGAGATTAAAGTACGATCGAAAGACCTAGACCAGTGTTTTAACCTGTCGGTATCAACAGATAACCATTCTGACTCCCAGTGGTCGCCGACAGGCAACCATGGTGCAGATAGAGGGTTTATTATAGGTCTCACGAATGAGACTATTTTAACAAACTCTGTGTTGGATTCGGTCCTCAACTGAGCACCTGGTGCTATCAGGCAAAAGATTCCCCTGAACCCTGTTCCACAGATGACATATTGTCTGTTCTTTCTTCGTCTCATGCTATTTATGACAATTTCCTGAGAAAGCCTCTGATAAAACTTGGCTAGCCCAGCATGAGGACTCTGAGTGTGTAGTTCATAAAGTTGATTCATAGTTGTCTCCATAACTGAACCAAGCGTCTCAGGATCCGGGAAGGTGGGATCTCGCAGGCTGACCCCAGTTGAAGTGTCCTCTATGGTTTGAATCAACTGCTCAAGCTGTATCTCATGATCCTGTGAGATAGATATGTGAGTCGGCGGCTTTCTCTCTTGCTTCAGTCCAAGCTTGCGTATGAGGGATTTCCTGCCTGGGCCTTCCATCTGCTCTTTCTGAAGCTGGTCATCCGATAGTGAAAGCTTGACTGTCCTGTTTTCATCAGGATCAGATTGTTGTAAGAAGGCCTTTATCATGTCTAGGTAACCACCATGATGGCTGGTTGCTCTAAGCTCGTGCACTATCTGCTCAAAACTCACATTGATTTCAACGAACTCTGCCGGAGACCCAAGTTGCAAAATCCTTGGCAATTTATCAGTTGTCTTAGGTTTCGTGGAAAACTCCTCCCAGGAGCTCTTAAGATCAGTGGCAGAGCTGGGTTCAGGGTGTGGAGCTGGCCTGGGTTGTATCTTCCCATGGATGATACCGTCGGCTAACAGCTCCAGGTAGTCTTCATCTGACAGCTGCTCTATTCCTTTGCCTTCAATCCTCTCTATAAGATCCTCAAGGGTCACATCCCCGCCAGACATTCTGGAAAAGACAGATGGCAGGTCTGTCTTAGAAAGCTCAAATCTGAACTTGTCTAAGGCCAGGAACTCGGAAGTGTCACTTCGATAACTAGCAAAATTGCTGTTTGAGTGTATGTACCTAAGATTGTCTATGAATGAACTGAGCATTTTAAAATGGAGCGGAGGCAGCTTAGGCAAAGCATCTGGCCATTCTGGGTCAGTAAGATCCACTCCAATAACATTGAAGTTGATCTGAACATCAATTTTGCTAGCTATGAAAGCTAAAAGAGATTGGTACTTCGCATGCTTCTTTTGCTTCTCATGTTCAAAGTTGTAAGAGAGCAAGACCTCCCCAACTTCCAGATTGCCAATCTCAAAGGTGTAGAGGTCAGGTCTCTGGTTGTTCAACTCAAAGATGTTGCTTGACAGGCCAAGCTTTCCGATGGTCAACTCCTCATCTGAATAGATGCCACACTCCAAAAGAGCCAAAACCAATATGTCATGCATGTACCGACGGTAGGTTGCATAATCATGGCCTGTTTTTGG